TTATATTGATTGAACTGATCTGCGAAGTTAGCAACTATACTTGCTTTGGCTCTAACCTCTGTGTAATATTGATTAGTACCTTCTGGTAAATTACTAGTTGACATTGCAACTGTAGTGCCAGATATATTAGCGCCAGTGTTATACTGGATTCCCTGACTAGTTGAATCGTATCTTAAAAAGTTTCCAGTGTTAGCAAGGACTTTTACATCAGTAGGAATAGTTGGTGCGCCAGAAAGTTTGGCATAATTTAGAAAGTATCCTGGACTTTTGTAGTTGTCAGCACTACTAGATTCTGTTCCATCGATGTAGTATAACTTACCAGCATTTAGTCCGTTGGTAGATGCACCTTGATATGCGTTTATTCCAGCAATGATTAATGGAATGTTTGTGCCAGAAGAACTAAAAGTACTAGCAGGTAAGACTGCTGTCTTTAGATCGCTGAAGGTAATTTTCTTGGATGCTACTTCTGAACTGTCCGTAAGTATAAACAGATCCGCATCAGCTACACCTGCGGCATTGATTGCGCTTAATCCAGTAAATTTTATGGTCATCTTCTGTTGCCTTTAATGTTTATCATCTGTCTTTATTTATACTTATCACTAGACGGATATTAAGTTGTCTCTACCTTTATCTCAAACTGTGGTGTAGTCCAAGTTATTCCGTTGTTGTGTAGCCGCTCTGGGCCTTGCCATCGGTGGAAAATCTGAGCGCAAAACTCAAAATAATATGTACCTCTTTGCGTTAGGTTATCAACACTCGCTGTAGCAATAGAACTATTTATTGCAGTCCTGTTGATTTGGCCCAGACTATCGCCAGCGTTGAAGCTTTGTAACACTACTCCTCCATTAGGACCAATTACTCTAAAGCCTGGATATCTTATACTCATATAGAGTGCGCCAACAGAGTTTGGCTGATATTCTGCTAATGCATAGATAGGAACACTACCGCTGGAGGCTGTAACCGTTATCTTAGCATTAAATCCTATATCGAAACTGATCATCTTTAGAGTAGCGTTTGGTGTTTGATTACCACTGGGACCTGGATAGAAGTTCCTTTTTCCTATGCCGACCGGAGCGCCTAATGAACCGTCTGGCTCTCTGCCTCTTTCGCCTGTAAACGTTGTTGTATTCAATGCAGGTACAGTATAGTTCTGATTGATAACTTTCGTGCTTCCGTATAACTGTGAAAAGCTAATGGAACCACTTGTTGGTACACCGTCATTGATTGATACTGGTGTAGATACAGGCTTTCTTTCAATTCCAAAATAGTAGTAAAGGACTCCACCATCTGTATACTGATAATCTCCTCCCAGCAGGGATCGTTTATAAACGTAGCCTAAGTATTCCACGGGAGTTGTCATTATAGTGATTATGTTTTGGTTGGTCGCATCAAACTGAATATTTGTACCCCAAATAAATCTAGCTGTGCCTAGTGTCGTAACGTTAGCTACAGGCAGTCTAAGGTAGAATGGGTCGCCAAGAAGTGAAGGCTGAAACACTATTGTTGTGTTTCCACTGCCACCTTGTCCGCCTTCATTACCAATATCAATATTAATAATTTCATCAGGTGGATGAATGTTTGGCACTCTTAACGTTTCTGCAATGTATGGAGTTGTATTTGTTGATGGTATTGATGATGGAACAACTCCGCCATCTCTGTAGTATTCACTGAGCGATGCTGATCCTACCTCAGTTGGATATTCTTTACGTAAACTTGTATTTCCTGATGACCCAGTAGAGTCACTAGTAGTTCCGAACTTTAAAGCTGGTGGTCTTGTATTAGGATTATTATCTGGATCTAAGACAGTAATTGCCATCTCTACTTATCCTTCTTGAGTTCTTCGACTTCCGCCTTAAGTTCTTTAATTGCTTCAATTAGAAGTCCGACTATGTTACCATGTCTCACAGCTTTAGATGATGTGCCGTCTACCATTTCTGTTTCGTACACTACTTCTGGTAAAACTTCTTCAAGTTCCTGAGCAATGACACCAGTCATAGGAGTCTCATCACCGATGTAGTTATATGTGTAACCAGATACTTTAGAAATCTTATCTAAGGCATTATCAATCTTTACAATATTTTCTTTACGTCTTATATCAGAGATTGTGCCAAATGCTGTGATGTCGCCAATCGTTGTGATGTTACCGCTACTTTTGTCTATTACAACTTTTGCAGTAATACCGTCTACTATTGACCAGCTACTGGATCCTGTACCCAGAGATACGATATGATTACCGACTGAGTGTATCACAAATGCATTTGAGTTGGACGAATAGCTACCGTGTTTTATAGAGGAATAAGCAGTTGGACTGACAGCATTGTTAAATTTAATTTCCTTTTGATACGTCACATTTATATGATTAGTCAGTGTTCCACCTGATAGTGGTAGATATCCATTAAGTGTTGTCTGTAAGTTAGTGATGTTGGCAACAGTATGATTGTGACTATTATCAGCAACGGTCAAGTTTACAGAACCTACGTCCGCAGATCCATTTATGCTAAAGTTTCCTGTTACATCGCCACCAGCAAATGTCACTGTTCGGGCTGCAGCCCAGGTTGTCGCTGTTGCAGAGTTACCAGTAATGTTTGAAGTTATAGATGCGGGCAGAATATCATTACTAATTGTCAGTCCGGTACCTGTTATGGTATTGACTCCCGTACTTGCGTCAAGTTTTAATATTCTAGTTCCTGCGGCATTTTTAATTTCAAATATCGATGCACTCGTAGCTGATGCTGTCCACTTATGCACATCACTCAAGTAGAATTTTAATAGAGATGAACCAGCCTTGTTTATTCCTAGATCGCCATTTACGTCTAAGGTAGAGTTCATGTTAATTATGTTGCCAGCACCCAATGCGTCTATGGTGTCTGTAAACAATGTGCCGCTGGTCGTTACGTTGCCTGTTAGTGCGATATTGCCAGTGTTTGCTGAAGCAGTATCACCCATAGTAATAACAGTACCGAATCCGGTAATCATCTCGTTCGTTCTATCTTTCCAGATACCGAACGTGTTTTCATTTGTAATTGCTGTTAAGGTTAGGCTCATTTGATTTTCTCTTTACATGTTTGTTGTAGCGATTCTATTGCACACTCTAGCTTATGTATACGCTTTTCCATTGACTGAATAACCCTACTCTGTTCCATTCTCGCTTTAGCGGATCTGAAGGCGCCTATGTCATGGTTAACTAGGGCGCCATCTTTTCTTGTGAAACCTATTACATCTGTACTCATGTCAGTGCAATCGCCCTATAGTCGTATATGTGCGGGAATAGGTTTGCCGCTGGTACAACTGTTAGGTCATTTGAGTTAATCTCTGCCGTAGTAGCATGGCGCATTACGATCTTTAATTGAAAAGTGCTGTACTCATTAGTCTCACTAGGTAAGGTATATTCAAACTCTCTATAATCTTTCGTGTTAGAAGGATTAGAATATAAATCTAGGTTAGAGTTAGTTAATATAATCCAATCACTTTGCACTTCAACGTTTGTAGGATAAACAAATCTAGCATAGACATCTACGAAAGTGCCAGCAGGTCTGAATGCGCTTAGAAGTACTTTCAATCCTGATGCATCTAATTGTTCTGCTAGAACAACTTCTCTTGTTACCCAAGCAGACGATAGTGCCGCTGTGTTGGCTATGTTATACTTATATACATTAAGCATGGATATATCAGCATCAACGATAGGTGAAGCAGACTGGAATGTAGCATTGCTCATAGCAACTCTAATCTTAAAGTCTTGCGTATCGTTTAGACTAGCATTAACAATATTACTCTTACTCTTAAGAGTTCTTGCATTGTTAGTTGTATAGATGTTTCCGTTCGATGGGATCGTCTTATCAATTGCTGATCCGTTATAGAGTGTCAAGCTAGTCGATGTCTTAATCGAGTTATTAGTAAACACTTGTGGCTGAAAGTATGAGACTTCTTCGCTATCGATACTTGCAATAGTTGCGTAAGCACCAGTCGTGTATCCTGTTATAACCTCAGTGGCAGCAAGTAAGTTAGTAGCTGTTGCCGAACTCTTACGTAAGAACAATCGTGTTGCTGTTCTACTATTAAAGTGTGAGACTCTGCCTGCTATAGCAAAGAATGCTGTTGCGGCTGTTGTCGCTGAACTATTGTAAGGAGTTCTGAGTGTTAGATTTGCTCCACTATTAGTAGCTCCTACAATTTCTGATAAGAACTTATTAGTTCCTGATTCGATAAGAACATAGTCGCCTATAGCGAATGCGCTACCACCAGTAATAGTCAATGCTCGTGCATTTACTCCAGCGGCATATTGCGTAGTCTTTTTAACGTAAGCTAATTCATCATTCACAAAGTTTTTAGTCGTTCCGGATATAGTCAAGAACTCTACATCGTTCGGCTCAAGATCAACACTACCATTTGTTGACTGGAATTGGTATCTCTTTAGAGTGAACTTAATATCTTCGTCTTGATAAGATTTCCAAGCACTATCGTTTGTAGATGTGAATAGTACTCCGTCGCCCCAATCGTTCGTGATAGATGTTCCTGATGCTAAGTCTGTGTTACCAACCTTAGCTGTGTATATCAGATAGTCGGGAGAATTCTGATCAGGAATAACAACAAACGAATATTCTTTCTCTACCTGAAGCTTAATAGGATTCTTAAACGTGACTGTAGTTGCAGTAGCACCAGTAGTGGATACGTTTACCTGATTCGATCTCAAGTGTTTTCTGCCAAAAGGTAATACAGTATTAGAAGGATATCCATTAACAACTTCTCTGATCTCGACAGTTATTCCAGTAGTCGCAGACTTCTTATTAAAGAATAAGTCGAGACTGCTGATAAACGATACAGAAGCACCGCCGGCTTGTGAAGCACGTACAACGAATGTCTGAGCGATAGGATCCACTGGCTGTGGTATCTGGAACTGTCTTTGAACTATACTCTGAGCTGTATCGATATCGACAGTACGAGTAGTTGTACTCAGCTCGGACTTACCTATTGAGAAGTTGTATGCTCTATATATTGCCTTACTGTAAGATGTTTTAGCTGAAGATATGTTAATGTATGAACTAACGTCCGTGATCTCTAGCGTATTCTCTCCTACCCAGTATGTGGCTTCGGGTAGATTAAACACTGCTGATAAAGTTCCTTCAGAGTCAGTACGTACGGCTGCACCAAGAAGTCCGTTTATCTCTACATCTGCAACGTTGTACTCTGTGCCAGAGCCAACTACAGTAGCATTTACACTTGCAGGATAAATATAAGCATTAACATCGTCCTGTTGAAAGTAGAAGTAATGTCTAGTGTTAGGTCTAAGACCAGTCACGAGAATCTTAATCTCTTTGGCGGCAGCGTATGGCTTCATCGTAACATCAGTTACAAAGTTGCCAACTGATTCAGTAAATCGACTAGTGTCAGTTGTTAAGGTACTTGTTGTTGTAGTTGAAGTACCAGTAAAGCCATTGATTATTGTGTCAGTCTGCTCTCTTGTCAGTGGAAAGAATTCTTGTAAGTTATCAATTAGATCCAAGATGGGAGTAGCTAAGTCTATCTCTAAGTTAATGGCTGGGTTTTGAACAACATCATAGCCTGCGTCAAACGGAGGATTGATTGAAGTTTTACCTGCATAGTTATAGAAGTTAGATACACAGTTTCTAAAGCTAGTTGCGTAAGGCTGATTAATAACAGTCACACGTGTTCCAGTGTCTGCTAATGTTATAATGTCTTGGAACGTATTAGCTCCAGTACTTGCTCCAACCTTTAGGTCAATCGGGAACTGAACAACTGATGGTGTTGCAACTGTTCGTGTTTTATCAATACCAGCTTTGAATTCTGGATCAGTGAGGTCCGCTATCTGTAAACCTTTGAATGCGTCTACAAGAATGCCGTTCTTGAATCTATCGTTGCCACTAGCGTCTGGAATAAAGATACTTTTGGCATCTGTCTCTAAGAGACTTAATGAAACGAGATTAGTTAGGCGATCAATTCTATTCTCAATGCCAGCAATCTCTTTCATCGTATAATTTTTATTCGATACGTCACTGATCTTGAGGGAGTTGTTACCACTTACTGAAGTTGTGTTACCAGGAACAAATATGTTGTTGATTGCATACAGTCCTTGAAGTGTTGGGATACTTGGATTCTCTGCTTCTCCACCTTTGTAGAGAGATATGTCACCGAACTCATCAATGACAACACTATCAACTCTAGCCATATAGTATGCGTGAGTAGATGTTATGGTGCTTTCATTAGAGGGTTGAATTCCAGGTACAATAGCTATTCCTACCACGCTTGCAGATGGTGCACCGGCAACACCTACAGAATATGATACTGTCGGATTTACGTATGGTCTAAAGTCAAAGCTGTTAACTAGGTTATAACTTAATCCGTTTTTACCTACGTAATCTTTAACTAGATTTTTACTTGTGACTGAACTGTAGCTATCTACTGTAATGTATCCATTACCTAAAGTAGAAGTTCTTTTCAGTACCTTCACTTTAATTCTGAGCGCATTGTTAGATACAGTCTCACCTAATTTGGCGGTGATGTGTGAGATGCCATAGAAATTATCTTGCTGATTGTTGACAAGTCTAAACTTACCTGTTACGTCTACACCTGCTCCGTCTTGATCAATGACTTCTAGAATCTTGATAGCATTAGGAAGACCAATAGTTGCCTTACCACCTGAGAACGTTGACTTGACATAAACATCTAGTTCTTGTAACCCATCTTCGTCCGTGCCAGATATGATTGCATCATAATACAAGAACTGGGCAGTGCCCGAACTTAATACTACAGCTACATTGTTACCTACGTATGCGGAAGAAGTTAATGTTATAACTTGATTCGAGGCATCAACTGCGAATATGGAAGAGTTAGCTATCGGTTGCTCTGTAGCTGTTTGCGATAGAGTAATCGTTGCATCTTCACTAGCATCTATAGCAAGACGCATTCTCTTAGTGAACTTGACGGCGCTGATAGTACTCATGCTAGACTTACCAGCATCGAATATCTTACCGCCACTGTTAGTACCGTAAAGTACGCCACTGTTAGTTAACGGAGTGTTAGCAATCTTAGTGATTACAGTGTTCTCTTGTCCAGCAGTCTTCGTGACTGCGTAAACATATATTTTACCAGGTGTGATATTAGATACTGAAGCAGTACCGATTATCGCATTGGATGAATTCTTTAGGCTAAATCTACTTCCGTCTAGAGCAAAGTGATCTACGACCTGCCCTGCTGTATGGTTGTATGTGTAATATTGTCCATAAGAAACACCAGTGGTCTGATTCGTCTTCGACTGTGTAAGAGTTGTTGGCTCGATTAATAGTTTTCTACTAGCAATGTTCTGCACTTCTCTACCGAATACGTATGCCTTACCAGGAGAGATGACGGCATATGCGTTTGTGCCAGACTGCTCTAGTGTTACGTTCAGTCCTTTAGTTACATAGTTGCCTGACTCATCGTATGTCCTACGTGCCATCTCTGCTGAGATAGTATTGAATTCAGTCCTGTCACGAATACGAACAGCATTACCATCAACGTAGCGAATGAGTGCGAAGAATTCTTCTGGCTCAGTTGCAGTTGGATGTGCGATTAGTGTTGGTACTAACTTAAGTCTGTCAGCGCCAGGTGCGTTTTCGTTATTAAATCCTGCGGCATTATCAAGTAGGGTTGCATCGATACCTGATGTGATAATATTCTCGTTGATTGTGAAACCAGCAGAGATGTCGCCAGGAGTATTTGTGTATTTGGATATAACAGTGAACTGGGAGTTAACAAAGATGAAGTGTCCCTTCTGATAGAGTACACCTTCTTCGCATATTAGTCCGAATGATCTGCCAGCATGGGCGGCTACAGTAGCAACGGTAACAGTTGTGATCGTGGTGCCTACAGCACCGTATAGAGTTGCTGAATTTACATCAGCGACTTTAGCAACTTTAATAGTTAGAACTTCACCCTGTTGAAACTCTTTAACGTCTGTAGTACTAGTGGTTGTTTCATAACCAATGTAGTTCATGAAGAACGTTTTGAGATTAGGATTCTGAGTTTGGAAACCATTCTCACCTTTAATAATCTCAGCGACTAGACCAGATGTTCCACCTGTTACGGTGTAAGTAACCTTGTCTGTCTCACTATAGACTGTCGGGTCAGTGAAGTCTGCTTGATCGTTTAGCTTTACATAAAAAATATCTGGACGAGCAGTAAGGTTGATGCCGCTAATTACGGTACCTTCCTTATAGATATTTGAGCCAAAGCGTTCAACCTGCTTCTGGAGAATAGTTTGTAGTTGTGTTAATTCACGTGCTTGAACGGCTTTAGCGGGCTTAAACAGAATACGGTTAAACTGCTTTGCTTCGCTAAAGTCATCATAGTACGGATCAACGTTTAAGTCTGTGTTAATGCCCATGTATTATACTCTTTTCCTTAAAAGTCGAAGATAAACTTTATTTTTTCTTTACGATCTGTTTGTCGCTGTATCGGGTCAAAATCTACAAAGTGTAGAATGTCTCCACTATAAGGAGAGTAGTTACCATATACAACATTACTATTATTTATATCAATCCCTGCTCCTGTATTAGCAGAATCTGGACTAGTCTTTATAAAAATCTTACCAGTCTGGAAGCTATTCTGGAAATCACCAGAGTAGTCCACTAGATACACTTTGGTATTATTAGCAGATGCGCTATAAACACTTTGGTGTATTCTACCACTAACTTGCTCATTACCCGCACCAGCATTCAAAGCAATCGTTTGCGTGACGTACTTTCCTGCTGTGGCTGTGGATGTAACATTACCCGAGAGTGTTATGATTGTTCTATTATCAAACTGCACTGGCTTAGTAGCATCTCTGAATGTAGGATTCTTTAGCAGTGCAACCTTCGTATAGTAGTTAGCATCTGGAATCAAGACATCTTCACCACTAAAGTTTGTGATAACACCTAATCTACTCATAGACATCTCAGCGATAGAATTTGATCCGTGTCCGCCGGTGGGTGATATAACACATCTTAGTGCTGTTGCAGTTAATGATTGGTTCAGTGCTGTTGTCGCAACACCAGTAGGCAGAACAAGCTTTGCCGAAGCAAACTTATATTCAGATCCTTTGTTATTGAAACTTACTTTAGTCAGTGTGCCAAATCTATCGATGACACCATAAGCGATACAAGGAGTGCCTGAAGATGTGCTTCGACTTACTCTGATCTTCGGTAGAAGTTTGTACGTCTTGCCTCCATCCGTGAATGATGCAACTGTATCTGCTGTTGAGACTGTTATGTTTATGTATTGACCTGCGGCATTTGGCTGAATAGATGTTAGAACATCATACACTTTACCATCACTTCTCCAAAGATATAGATCAGCGTAGGAGTTATTACTAGTGTCTAAGAATGCGCCAGACTTAGGCGAAATCTTTACCGATATGCTCTTCTTAGTAGTTAGTGTGGCATCTTGAACAATTGATTCGACTTCAACTGTTGAGGCACTTGCAGTACCAGAGGGATCTGATACAGTGACCGTGCCTGGACCGAATACACATTTACTGAATAATCCACTAGGTGTGTTAGTGATTAGAATCTGGGATATATTTTCAGAGGCGCCTGCTTTTACTAGAGTATTACCTAGAGCAGGATAAGGTAAAGGCAAACTATCTGTAGTTGCGAATACTTGTGCATCTGCTTGTGCGACTGAGAACATATATTTCCATACGTATCCATCACTCGCAATAATTAATTCATACGTACTAGTGTCGATTTCGTTTAGACTTGGTGTTACTGTCGATACACTGCCATCATTATTATCTAGACATTTAAATACGTAGTAGTCGCCTTCGCTGTTAACTACTGTGACGAACATGTTTAGCAGTGATGCGTCTTGCGTATCATCGAAGTCATCATAGATTATGCCCGTTGACCAGGGATTAAGTTTGAACATATAGCGAATGTCGTTAACGGTTATTTTGTTTCCAAAAATAACTCGTCTCTCGAACTCACGTTTCTCAAACTGTGTGTTTAGAATATTGTTAGGCTTGTCAATGCTAGAGCCCATGATGTAGTAATCGGATTCAGGATTAAGAGTTGCCATCTGAGAATCTACGAATCCTACAATTGCAGATTGATTACCTGACGATAGACTAAGTGTGTTGGACGTGTTGTACGCACCGAGCGAACTCGCAAAGTTAGAACTCAACGTAGTATTAGTACTAACAAAGGAGCCAAATAACTCTTTCGTAGTCTCTACTTTAAAATTTTCAGTTATAATTTTTGCCATTATTCTACCCGTTAAGTTCCTATCTGTGTTGTAATTGCGTCGGTCGTGGTGGTGTCAAGAGTTATGACTGTACTTACGAGTCCGTTATTAGCTTCAGTATTCAAGTTCTGTGTACCCTCTTCGTTCGTCAACTGTATCTCAGTGATATCCCAAACTTGAAACTCTACATCTAGCGTTGAAGATAAATTACTATTAGTATTTATGAGAGGGGAACTGAACAGTTTTGTACCAGCTACACCCACAACATTATCAATTAGAGGAGTATACTTTGCTGGATCAACAATAGATCCAATGTCATACGAGTACTCTTGATAGTAATGATTGTCATGTATCTTTCTATTAACTTCGCTTAAGAATGAACTAGTAGTCTTCCACTTACCTTCGCTTAAGCCAGGTCCTAATGTTCTTAGTGTAGCTGTAGCAACAACTGCATCTGTAGTGTTGAGTAAGTTAACAACCTCATTGTCTTCGTATCTAAAGCCTGTGTTGCGTATTTCTACTGTGTCTATCTGACCAGTTTGGTAACTAGCAATGCCTGATACATCAGCATTAGCTCCCATAGCTTTAGATGTCATGTCTTTACGAACTTCTGTTATAGTATATAGCTGACCTCTAATATTGACTTGCCTGGTCACATCAAAGTTATGGAAACTCAATAGCTTAAAGAAGAAGTTATTACCACTTCTCTTAATAAACTTAGCACGGACAGTGTAGTCAATACCAGCGGCAACTTGATATGTAGGGTCTTCTACAACGATAGCAGACGTTACGATCTCACCAACTTCTAGCAAGAAGTCAACATTAGCGAATGTTACAATAGGATTTCTCTTATCGAACTTGACTACATCAAGATAGCTTAATTCACTGAATACGTCATTCTGATATGCATTACCAGATGATGTTATATTAATGTTATCTATAGAGCCAATAGTAACTGTAAGAGGAGTAAATGCGTCTTTGAATTTAGTTCTTAATGTTTCACTATTAGGACCACTCATGCCATAGTTAGTAGCTGTTACATCTATACATGTACCGTTACCACCAGCAGCCGCACTAATAGCAACGAACTCAGAACCTATTGCGTATGTTACGCTTGAAGTGCCGGCGGCAGTATTCCATTGTGCTTGAGTAGTAGTGCCTAGTGTCTCTATCTGATAGACTCTTGGGTTAGACATAGCGGTTGCATTCACAGTAACTTGTAGAGGCTTCTGTTCGAAGTCTCCAATAATGTCTGTGATAATACTCACTGTCTCACGATCTGTTGCAGATATCTCCTCAACTTCAAAAACTGCTGAAGAGTTAAACGTTCCTACAGAAACAGTATTAATAGTAGTAGTACCAATAATCACATCAGCTTGACCATTAGTAGGCAATGCTGTAAAGTCGTATCCTATGCCAGCAGAGTATAGAGCGGGAAGTAATTTAGTATTGATCCATGTAGCCTGTGCTGTCGTGATGCTTCCGCCATTTTTGTATGTATTGAATATACCTACATCCGTAGAAGTAATATGATTCAAGGAAGCCGCCACGTAGCCACTATTAGTAATGTCACCTAATCTGAAACCAGTTGCTAAGTCTTTTGTGTTGAATACAGTAGCTATGTCAGCATCCGCAGACGTATTGAAGCCAGACTCTAAAGCGAGTTGATCATACACATATGTTAAGTATGTTGCCTTAGTTCTATTTACTGTAGAGATATACACAAGGGGGTGAACGTATCCAACGACTCGCCCGCCACCTGTCATATTATCTGGCGATGAATCAAATGCTACGCCATTAATAGGCGATACTACAGAAGAATTGTTCTCTGCATATACTGGATCACCAACTTTAATAGTAGGCGTTAATGATTGCTGTAATACAACAACTTGATTCGATATGTTAATCTCTGTTTGTGGACCAGTGAGTGCGGGTAGAATGTATCCATATCCGCTATCTTTAATCTCGAATTCGATAAGACCTGTGCTAAGTGTAGAGACTGCTTGTACTTGTGCAGTACCGCTAATCCCTGTTCTCAGTGA